GTTAGCACAATCAATTAGATCACATCTCACTATGCCTGTCTTGTTTTCTGGGGATTCCTCAGGTTATCACCCTGCCGTTTACGGCGTCATCTGATGCAGGCGTGGTGACGCTGACTGCCCGTCATAAGGGGCTGTATGGTAATGAGTTACCGGTCTGTCTGAATTATTATGGTTCTGGTGGTGGTGAGATTCTGCCAGCAGGGCTTCGGGTGGTGACGGAAGTCGGTGCTGCCGATAGCGGAGCGCCTGATCTTACCGCCGCTGTTGCTGCTATGGGCGATGAGGCATTCGACTTTATCGGTCTGCCGTTCAACGATGCCGCCTCCATCAATATGATGATGACCGAAATGAATGACAGCAGCGGTCGCTGGAGTTATGCGCGCCAGTTATACGGGCATGTCTATACCGCAAAACTGGGAACGCTGTCAGAGCTGGTTGGTGCCGGAGATATGCATAATCAGCAACATATCACGCTTGCCGGTTACGAAAAAGAAACCCAGTCGCCTGTCGATGAACTGGTTGCCAGTCGCCTTGCCCGTGAAGCGGTATTTATCCGGAATGATCCTGCCCGTCCGACACAGACGGGGGAGCTGGTGGGGATGCTTCCGGCACCGAAAGGTAAGCGATTCATCATGACAGAGCAGCAGACCCTTTTATCTCACGGCGTGGCGACGGCTTATGTGGAAGGCGGCACGTTGCAGATCCAGCGTTCCGTAACCACCTACAAAAAGAATGCGTATGGCGTGGCAGACAACAGCTATCTGGACAGTGAAACTCTGCATACCAGTGCATATGTTCTTCGCAAACTGAAATCGGTCATCACAAGCAAGTACGGACGTCACAAGCTGGCAAATGATGGTACCCGTTTTGGTCCGGGGCAGGCGATTGTCACTCCTGCCGTTATCAAAGGGGAACTTCTGGCGACATATCGTCAGATGGAGCGTGCCGGTATTGTGGAAAATTACGATCTGTTTAAACAGTATCTGATAGTTGAGCGTGATGCAGATAACCCGAACCGACTGAATACGCTGTTCCCGCCGGATTATGTTAATCAGTTACGTGTCTTTGCGGTGGTTAACCAGTTCCGTCTTCAGTATTCAGAGGAGTCAGCATAATGGCAAAGATCGCCGGAACCTGTTTTTTTAAAGTGGATGGTCAGCAGTTATCGCTGACAGGTGGCATTGAAGTGCCGATGAACACCAATGTCCGGGATGACATCGTCGGCATGGCAGGGGATGTGGATTACAAGGAGACCTGGCGGTCACCTTACGTTAAGGGCACGTTTAAAGTGCCCAAAAACTTTCCGGTCGACAAAATTACCACCTCAGACCAGATGACGATTACCGCTGAGCTGGCAAACGGCATGGTGTATGTGCTTTCGGCGGCATGGCTGCACGGAGAGGCTAATCATAATGCCGAAGAAGGCACGGCAGATCTTGAATTCCACGGCGAAGAGGGAGGGTATCAGTAATGGCAATGAACGTTACAGAAATAGTTTTAAAAAAACCGGTGACAGCGCATAACGAAATGCTGCATGTGCTGGAGTTGCGCGAGCCCACGTATGACGAAATCGAGGCGCTGGGTTTTCCTTTCATTATTTCCGGTGAAGGCAGTATTAAACTGGACAGCCAGGTGGCACTGAAATATATCCCGTTGCTGGCGGGGATCCCGCGTTCATCGGCGGCGCAGATGGCAAAACTGGATATTTTTAAGACCAGCATGCAGATCCTGCGTTTTTTTACCCAGTCGGAGACGGGAAGCACCTCCGGAAACGACTCTACAATGTTGCCTGGTTCTGGAAACTGAATCCACTGGAGCTGCGACGGGTGGCTGTTTCGCAGTTTACAGAACTGGAAGCCGAGGCCGTCCGCATTAACGAGGAGATGAAGCATGGCTGACAGTTTTCAGCTGAAGGCGATCATCACTGCCGTGGATAAGGTATCGGCACCGCTGAAGGGAATGCAGCGCCAGCTGAAAGGTTTTAAAAAGGAGTTTGCCAGCCTGTCACTGGGCGCAGCGGGTGCCGGAACCGCAGTACTGGGGGCGCTGGCGCTCCCGGTCAAATCTGCCATTGCCCTTGAATCAAAAATGGCGGATGTCCGGAAAGTGGTGGATGGTCTGGATACGCCGGAAGCGTTTAAGGCAATGACGGAGCAGGTGCGCGACCTGTCAACAGAACTGCCCATGTCGGCGGAAGGTATCGCCGAAATTGTGGCGGCGGGTGGTCAGGCTGGTATCGCCCGTGACGAGCTGATGCAGTTTACTGACGATGCCGTGAAGATGGGCGTGGCCTTTGACACCACGGCAGAAGAATCCGGTCAGATGATGGCGCAGTGGCGCACTGCCTTTAAACTGACACAGGGAGAGGTGGCAGGGCTTGCGGATAAGATTAACTATCTTGGCAATACCGGTCCTGCAAGTGCGAAAAAGATTTCTGATGTTGTGACCCGTATTGGCCCTTTAGGCAGTGTTGCGGGTGTGGCCTCCGGAGAGATTGCCGCAATGGGGGCAACCATTGCCGGAATGGGGGTGGAGTCAGAAATTGCTGCGACGGGGATAAAGAATTTTATGTTGTCGCTGACAGCGAGGGATTCTGCCACCAAATCGCAGAAAAAAGTGCTCCGCTCGTTGCGCATTAGCCCGAAAAAACTGGCGGCGGATATGCAGAAAGACGCCCGCGGGGCCATGCTGCACGTACTGGATTCTCTGGCAAAAGTGCCGAAAGAAAAACAGGCTGCTGTGCTGAAAGCGCTGTTCGGGAAGGAATCCCTGGGGGCCATTGCGCCGCTGCTCACGAATCTGGATTTGTTGCGAACCAACTTTAATCGTGTGGCGGATGCGCAGCAGTATGGCGGCTCAATGCAGAAAGAATATGCCGCCCGTGCCGCGACGACAGAAAATCAGTTGTTGCTGCTGCAGAACCAGATCAATGCGATTTCTTCCACGCTGGGGGAAACCTTCCTGCCTTCACTCAATGAAGGCATAAAAGAGATGAAGCCTTTTCTGGAAGAAGTGCGCACGTTTGTCAGAGAAAATCCTGAGGTCGTAAAAACCATCGCGAAAACTGGTGCGGCATTACTGACGATGGGCGTGGCGATTGGCACATTGACACGCATAACAAAAATCATGGGTAGCGTGATGAATATGACGCCGGCAAAGGGATTAATTGCGCTTCTCGTCGGTGGTGCATATCTCATAATTGATAACTGGGAAACGGTCGGTCCGGTTGTGAAAAAAGTCTGGCAGGAGGTTGATCAGGTTGTCAGAGCAATGGGGGGATGGGAACAGGCAGTAAAAACAATAGCAACGGTTTCTGCCCTGTATATTGGTGTGAAGGCGGTGGCAAGTATTCGTGCGGCAACAGTCGCCCAGAATCAATGGACAACGGCGGCAGGAAAAACAGGGCTGAAATTAAAGGGCCTCGGAAAGATCAGTCTGATTGGTGGATTGCTTGAACTGGGCATGATGGCGCAGGAGTTTGAAAAAGAACATCCCTGGCTTGTTAAAAATTTTGTGGCTGATGCACTGAACAGTGGATTTGGTCTGAATGATAAGTTCGACGAGTGGGGCAAACAGTTCCATGATTTTGTCTATGACATGACCGGATGGCAGATGCCACGTGGTGATGGGTATTTATCTCCCGATAAACGCTACACCCCGAATGTATCACTGGAAAGGAATCAGCTGTTAAGCCTTGCATCTTCACCGGCAACCCGCAGCGAACTTAAGGTGACGTTTGACAACGCGCCGCCTGGAATGCGCGTTATCGATTTGCCGAAAACAGGCGATCCCTTTATGAAAATCACCCATGATGTTGGGTATTCTCCATTTAAAAGGTGAGTTCTTTTTTTGTGGTGAAAGATGAGGCAAAATTATCGCGTAACATGCTAACAATGGAGTTTGTTTTGTGATAAAGCCATTTTTAATGACGGTTGCAATATTAACCTCTTGCTGTGCTCAGGCGAAAATACTAACAAATGAGGAGATTGTTTCACGATTTATTAGTAACGTTAAAACATCTGCAGATAATGACGTTGACTTGGATACAGATGGATTCAGACAACTGAGGATATCGTGCCCATCCCCTTCTGCCAGCGGTGCGATTATATTGAGAAAAGCTTCTTATGAATTCGGCAAAAGTATAGGTGTATTTGATTTTGCAAACAATGCATCACCAGCGACGATGACATTTTTGATCCCAATATATAAAGATGATGATTTTGATTCAGATACTGTTGGTTTTACATTTGCGTTCAAGATGCCAAGAGGCCAGTTTTTTGTAGATGTAAAAGAAAACGGGAATATCAGAGCTGGAGTTAATGTTAATGGCGAGTCGGGAGTGACCTACGAAAATTGCAAATTGAATATGAAAGATATTAATGATGATTAATATATAAGCCGCCAGAAATTGGCGGTTTTTTTATAGTGGAGACAGTATGGACTTACCTTCTTTACCTTCTCTTTCTTCACTCTTTTCTGCATCTTCAGGTATCAATTGGCGCGATAATCTTTACGACGCTTCATTTCGTGGCGTTCCGTTTTCGGTGGAGAGCGACGAGGGTTCGTTCGGACGCCGCGTTCAGGTCCATGAATACCCAAACCGTGACAAACCGTACACGGAAGATCTCGGGCGTGCCACGCGACGGCTGACGATTAATGCGTATCTCGTTGGTGATGATTACGCAGAGCAGCGCGACAGGCTGATTACAGCGATTGAAACCGCCGGGCCGGGGACGCTGATCCATCCGCAGTTCGGTGAAATGCAGGGCTGTATTGACGGGCAGGTGACCGTTTCTCACTCCGGCACTGAAGGCCGTATGTGCCGGGTTTCATTTCAGTTTGTTGAGAGCGGGGAACTGTCATTTCCGGTCGCCGGAGCTGCAACCGCCAGAAAACTGGAGGAGTCGTCCGTATTCCTGGATGAGTTGATTGAAGACATGTTCGGCGATTTTGATCTCGCGGGAATACCGGACTTTATTCAGAACGATGTTATTGCCCGGACGACCGATATGCTGGGAACCGTTCAGACAGCTTTCAAAATGGTTAATTCGGCTGTTTCTGCCGGAGCGAGACTACTGCAGGGCGATTTATCCGTCATTCTGATGCCGCCGTCGGTTGCCAGTGATTTTGTGCATACGTTGCAGGATACCTGGCGGGCCGGAACCCGGCTGGTGGATAACACACAGGATCTGGTGCAGTCCATAACGACAATGTCCGGCATTACGCTGGACCCAGGACTGGCACCGCGTGCGGTGTGGCCCACAGATTCCGCATCGGTTATCAGGCAAAAACAGCAGACAAACCTTGTGGCTGCTGTCATCCGGACGACGGCAATCAGCGAAGCCACAAGGGCGGTCACTTCACTGCCACAACCCGGAAGCCTGGTGAAAAATCAGCAGGCGGTTGTGGCTGTTGGTGGTTCCACTGAACGTCAGTCCGATATTATTCACGTTTCTCATCCGGCACTTGACAGCGTGGCAGCCAGCACAGGACAGGATGAGAGAGCGCAACCACCCACGCGGGAAAATCTCACCATCATACGCGAATCGCTGAACGCGGCGATTGAACAGGAGCTCAGGCGTACGGCGGATGACAGGCTGTTTTTTCAGCTGACGTCATTACGTACAGAACTGAACCGGGATATTCAGGCGCGTCTGGTTCAGACGGAGGAAACCGCAGAGCGAACGCCAGCGGAAGTTCTGCCTGCGCTTGTTCTGGCTGCGTCATGGTACGACGATGCGTCCCGTGAAACTGATATCCTGGATCGAAATGCCATCTCTCATCCGGGCTTTGTTCCGGTCAGGGCATTAAGGGTACCCGTCAGATGAATGATACCGTTTTACTTCGGGTTTCCGGTCGCGAATGGGGCGGCTGGACATCCGTCCGTATCAGTGCGGGCATTAACCGTATTGCCCGGGATTTTAATGTTGCCATTACCACCCGCTGGCCCGGAAGCCGGGATTATCAACCCCGGATAAAAAATGGTGAGCTGGTTGAAGTGATTATCGGGGATGAGCCTGTGCTCACCGGATATGTGGAGGCACTACCGCTTCGTTATGACGCCAGCAGCGTCAGCATGGGAATTGTCGGGCGAAGCAAAACAGCCGATCTGGTTGACTGCTCTGCTTTGCCACTCCAGCAGAGCGGAAAAAACCTGCTCAGAATAGTCAGTGAACTGGCTGCGCCATTTGGCATCACCGTTGTTGATGCTGGCGTGCCGCAGACAGCGGTGATTGATGCCCAGCCGGAACACGGCGAAACCGTTGCCGATTGTCTTAACCGGTTACTGGGGCAGGTTCAGACGCTGGCTTATGACGATGAATGCGGGCGACTGGTTCTGGGAAAACCCGGAACAGGTAAAGCGGCGACGGCGCTGGTGCTGGGAGAGAATATTCTTTCCTGTGACACGGAAAGAAGCATCAGAGAGCGGTTTTCTGAATATCAGGTCAGTGGGCAGCGCCCGGGCAACGACGATGATTTTGGTGAGGCCACCATTGCCGCAATACGTCAGACCATTCAGGACAGTGGCGTGACCCGTTATCGCCCTTTGTTGATTCAGCAGTCAGGCACAGCAACGACAGCAACCTGTAAGGCCCGTTGTGAATTTGAAGCGCGCCAACGGGCTGCGCTTACCCGTGAGACAACATATACGGTTCAGGGCTGGCGGCAGGGCAGTGGCGCGTTATGGCGTCCGGGGTTATCTGTCATCGTTTTCGACCCGCTGAATAATTTTGATAATGATGAACTGGTGATCGCAGAAGTTACCTATAACCAGGACGACCGGGGCACGACGACTGAATTACGGGTTGGCCCGGCAGATGCTTATCTCCCCGAGCCTGTTACCGCCAGGAAGAAAAAAAATGTTGAGGAGGATTTCTGATGAACGGGTTTTCTCTTCGTAATCTGATTTCCCGGGCTGTCATCACGGCGGTGGATTCCGCCAGAAAGTGTCAGTCTGTAGGGTTGAAAATGATAGCCGGAGATCAGAAACAACACGTTGAGCACCTTGAACCTTATGGTTTTACATCTGCCGCACAGAACGGTGCTGAGGGCGTTGCTTTATTTCCGGCGGGCGATCGTTCTCATGGTGTGGTTGTGGTCGTGGCTGACAGACGTTACCGGCTGAAAGGACTGAAACGTGGGGAAGTGGCGCTTTATGACGATCTGGGACAGTCCGTTGTCCTGACCCGTTCCGGTATTGTGGTGGACGGGGCCGGGAAGGCCATAATTTTTAAAAACGCGCCTAAAGCGCGCTTTGAAATGCCAGTCGAATCCACCGCCGATATTACTGACAATTGCGACAGTGGCGGACTCAGCATGCAGCAAATGCGGCAGACCTACAATGCCCACAAACACACCGAAAATGGTGATGGTGGTGGGATCACTGACGCGCCGGATCAACCGATGGGCTGAAAATTATGATGATTAATGTTAACGGGCGATCCGTGTCGACCGGGGGTTCGCTCGACCTTTTGACACGTGCTGTGATTATTTCACTTTTTACCTGGCGACGAGCCGGGCGGGATGATGATGAACCGCAGATATTTGGATGGTGGGGGGATACCTGGCCTGCTGTTCAGAATGATCGCACGGGTTCGCGTCTGTATCTGCTACGACGCAGTAAGCTGACAAATAAAACCCCGCAGCTTGCCAGAGATTATGCCCGTGAGGCGCTGGTGTGGATGGTGGAGGATGGGGTTGCCGCCCGTCTTGATATTAACGCTGTCCGGACCGGGACAGATTCGTTGGCACTTGCCATCACTATTTACCAGCGCGACGGCAATATTCACAACATTATTTTTGATGATATCTGGAGTGAACTGAATGGCTGACAGTCAGTTTTATCGCCCCGGCCTTCCGCAACTTATTTCTATGATCCGGAGCGATTTATTAACCCGCTTTGAGCAGGATACGCTGCTTCGTCGTATGGATGCGGAAGTGTATGCCCGTGTACAGGCTGCAGCCGTACACACGTTGTACGGGTATATCGATTATCTTGCCAGAAATCTGTTACCGGACGTGTGTGATGAAGACTGGCTGTACCGGCACGCCAGAATCAAACGCTGCCCGCGAAAAGAAGCGGTGGCAGCCCGGGGATTTGTGCGCTGGGATGGCGTAGAGGGGACGCCGGTATTGCCAGCGGGAACGCAGATCCAGCGTGATAATCAGGTGACCTTTACCACGACGGCGACGGTGACCGCAGCCGATGGTCTTCTCCGGGTGCCTGTTGTGGCAGACGAACCGGGATCGGCGGGGAATACGGATGATGGTATTGCCATGCAACTGGGAACACCCGTCAGTGGTCTGCCGTCCACAGGGTACGCTGACACCATTACAGACGGTGAAGATATTGAAAATCTGGAAATATGGCGTGCCCGCGTTATGGAACGTTATTACTACATTCCACAGGGGGGCGCAGACCCTGATTATGTTATCTGGGCGAAAGAAGTTCAGGGTATTAACCGTGCATGGACTTTCAGACACTGGAAAGGCACTGGAACGGTTGGCGTGATGGTGGCGACAAACGATCCGGAACACCCGGCCCCGGATGAAAGCGTGATTAACGCAGTCAGGGACCACATCCTTCCTCTGGCACCTGTTGCCGGAAGCGGATTGTATGTATTCGGTGCCACAGAAAAAGTCATCCCGATGACGATTGCATTATCGAAAGACACACCGCAGATCAGGACTGCAATAAAAGCAGAGCTGAATGCACTGATGTTACGGGATGGTGTGCCAGAGGGGCGTATGTATCTGTCCAGAATCAGTGAGGCCATCAGTTTGTCTGCTGGTGAAGTGGCCCACCGGTTAATCGTCCCTTCATCGGATATTGACCTGGGGGAGACCGAGCTTCCGGTGCTCGGCGAGATCACCTGGCAGGCTTATGACCCGGCAAGGAGTAAATAATGGATTCGTTACAGGATGATTATACAAAGCTGCTGTACGGACTGATGCCGCCGGGGCCTGCATGGTCAGATACCGACGGTGTACTTGACGGTCTGGCACCATCGCTTGTGCGTGTTCACCAGCGGGCTGATGAACTGGTGATTGAAATCGATCCCGGTCAGTCCACAGAGCTGATTGAACGTTATGAAGAATTGTATGGTTTACCTGATTCCTGTTCCCCTGTCGGAACCCAGACATTACGCCAGCGTCAGCAACGTCTTGAAGCAAAAGCCAATGTGGCTGGTGGCATAAATGAGCAGTTCTTCCTGGATCAGCTTGAGGCGCTGGGATATACCGGCGTAACGATCGAACAGTTCCAGCACCTGGATGCAAGCCCCGATCCGGAATGGGGAGATCGCTGGCGTTATTTCTGGCGTGTGACGTTGCCGGTGGATGCCGGTGCTCAGTGGCAGACATGCACGGACGCCTGCAACACACCGATCCGGACGTGGGGGGATACGGTTGCGGAGTGCGTGATTAATAAATTATGTCCGTCACACACCGTCGTTTTATTTTCCTATCCAGATGAGGATGAAGATGCACAGGATTGATACGCTGACTGCGGTAAAAGATAAGTTTGGTCCGGGTAAGAACGGATTTACTGACGGAAATCTTCGCACAGGACGTCTTGCTACCTGGCTGAACAGTGCTATGTGGAATGCCATTCAGGAGGAAATCTGTGGTGTCATTGAGAAGGCCGGGATAGAACTGAATAAAGAAGAACACGACCAGCTATATAAGGCTATATTATTGCTGGTGGGCGGTGCAATTAACGAAGAGGCATTGCTGATAAAAAATAACCTTTCGGATGTGGAAGACAGGGATGAGGCTGTTGAAAACCTCGGATTAAAACCCACGGTGGATAAGGCAAAAAATGCCGTTCAGCGTGATGGCGACACCATGACCGGAGAGCTGAAAATCCGTGGTGTTAATGCGCTGAGGATTTTCAACGAAGCTTTTGGCCTGATTTTTCGTCGTTCGGAAGAGTGCCTGCACCTTATTCCCACCAGTGAAGGTCAGGGGGAAAATGGCGATATTGGTCCCCTGCGCCCGTTCACCATTAATCTGCGGACGGGTGAAATATCCATGTCGCATAAAGTGTCTGTTGGCGGTGGTTCGCAGGTCAATGGTGCGCTGGGTATCGGCGTTCAGAACGCCCTGGGGGGGAATTCAATTGCTTTCGGGGATAACGATACAGGTATAAAACAAAACGGCGACGGCATTCTGGATGTTTATGCGAATGGACAGCATGTATTTCGTTTCCAGAATGGTGTGGCGATAGCGTTAAAAAATATTCAGGCCGGAAATGCTAAAAAATTCACGTTATCCAGCGCCAACAACTCCACGAAAAATGCAGCGTTTTATTTGTGGGGTAATCCATCCAGGCCTGTTGTTGCAGAGCTTGGTGATGATTCCGGCTGGCATTTCTACAGCCAGAGAAATACCGATGGTAGTATCACATTCGCTGTAAACGGACAGGTAATTCCGTTAAATTACGGAAACTTCGATGCCCGCTATAAACATCGAACTGAGGGGGTACAGGATGTGCGGTATGGTTATGAAATGTATTACAACCCTGGCAGCAACACCGTTTCATGGACGTTTCGCTCACCTTCGGGACACGGGTTGTCAGGGATATCGATATCGGATACCGGCCGTAACTCAGCGGATAACGTCAACGGTGTGTATTACCGACCGCTGCAAAAACTGATTAATGGCACCTGGTATAACGTAGCGAGTATTTAACAATGTTGCATTTAAAAAATATTACGGCAGGTAATCCGAAAACCGCGGAACAATATCAGCTGACAAAACAGTATGATGTCACCTGGCTTTTTTCGGAAGACGGCAAAAACTGGTATGAAGAACAGAAGAACTTTGCCAGTGACACCATAAAAATGGTTTACACCGGAGACGGGCGCGTGGTGTGGGTCGGTAAGGATGTGACAGGCATTGAACCCCGTAACGCCAGTGTTATTGAAGTTCCTGATATTACCGCCAACCGCCGCATTACCGCGCCGGGTTACTGGTTTTACCGCAATGATGAATTTGTCTTTGACTACAGACTCAAAGCGGAAGATGAGCGTGATGCCCTTCTGGCTCAGGTCAGTGCCCGGACAGGGGAATGGGAAGAAGACCTGCTGCTGGGGCTAATCAGCGACGAAGACCGGGAAAAACTGAAAGCGTACCGTATTTACGCGAAATCGCTGCAGGCGATGGATTTCAGCGCCATCACTGATAAATCCTCATACAACGCCATTGAATGGCCCGTCTCTCCGGAAGGTTCTTCCTGATTTAATTTATCGCGAGAAAAACTATGTCTGTAGTGATATCAGGTGCGCTGACTGATGGCGCAGGCATCCCCATGTCCGGATGCCAGATTATTCTGAAATCCCGTGTAAACACCTCAGAAGTGGTGATGCGTACCAGGGCTGATGTAGTGACCGGAAATAACGGTGAATATTCGTTTGAGGCACAGGTCGGAAAATATTGCGTGTATCTGAAACGGGACTGGCGCGACGAGTACTGTGTTGGCGACATTGCTGTATACGACGACTCAAAGCCCGGCACGCTGAATGACTTTCTGACTGCCCCCGATGAAGGCGACCTGAAGCCGGATGTCGTCAAACGCTTTGAGGAAATGGTGGCGCAGGCGCAGCAGAGCGCCGGGGCCGCA